TCAGGAGAGGGCCTTGACCCAGCCGCCGGCGGCGAAGTGGTCGCCCATCTTGCGCGCGCCCTCGGCCGCGATCAGGGGGGTGATGGCGCCGTAGTGCTTCTGCCAGACGGCGTGCACGCGGGTCGGCTGATGCTGGGAGCGGGAGCAGGTCTGTTCGACCGTCAGCTCGGCCTCGCGCGCCAGGGTGATGAAGGTGTCGCGGGCGTCCATGAAGTTGAACGGGCCGTCGAACTCGGACCCGTCCACGCCGTCGCCGGTCTTGAGGCTGGGGACCTGTTCGGCGGCGCGGTCGCGCACGGCGTTCCAGTAGGTGTTGAACAGGCGCGGGTTAATGGCGCGGGTAGCGGCCGGATCGCGCGACACGACCCAGTTGGGCGTCACCCCTTCGGCGTTGCGGGCGAAGATGCGATCGACGCGAGCGGCGCCGATGGCCGTCAGGCCGATTTCCGAACCGGCCACGCCCGTCTTGGCGCGGGTGTTGCGGGTGATCGTCCAGCGCTGCCCGCCCTGCCCGTCCGGCCGCCGCACCAGACGGCGCCAGTCCAGACGCAGGATGTCCGCCAGAGACCAGCCGAGATCCAGCGCCAGCAGCAGGGCGTCGGCGATGAAGGCGTGACCGGGCATGGCGTCGGCGGCGTCGACCAGGGCGCGGATCTCTTCGACCCGGCCGATGCGGATGCGGCCGGTCGGCGGCGAGCGGTCGATCAGCTCGACCGGATTTGCGGCCATGGCGCGGATCCGCTTCTTCTTCCACAGCCAGGTGATCCAGGCCGAAGCCACCTGCAGCACGCCATGGGCCATCGGGTGGCCCGCGTTGTCGATCAGCCAGTGATAGGCGTCTTCCAGCGGGAAGGTCTCGTCTTCCTCCTCCGGGGCGGCCAGGGTCTCGATCGGCAGGGCGCGCAGGGCGTCCACCTTGGCCTGAGCCTCGCTCTGGACGATGGCCTCGAACAGGCGGCCGAGCTTGCGCCGATAGTCGCCCTTGGTGCTTTCGGCCAGGCCGCCCTTCTCGCGCGGCAGGGTGAAGTCGGGGCTGGCCAGCCAGGCGTCGGCCAGGGCGCCGATGCTGCGCCGGGCCTTGGCCTCGCCCGGCGAGGGGCGTGACGCGTCCAGGGCGCCCGCCGGGGCGAAGTCGGCCATGTCGGCGGGCACAGGCTCTCCGCGCAGGGTCCAGGCGGTCACGGCGGCGTTGATGGCCTTGGCCCGGTCCACGGCCTGGCCCTGGGTCATCCATTGCTTGTCGCCGCGCGGCGAGAGGACGGCCAGATCGACCGGGCGCCATCCCTGGGCGCGGCGCGTCGGCGAAGGCAGCCAGCGCGGGCGGCCGTCGCGCCAGACGAAGCCGGCGGGCAGGACGCCGTGGGCGCGCTGCTTGCGTCGGGGCCTGGATGCGGAGCGGGCGGACATCAGACCTCCTCGGACCTTTCGTCAAACATCAGCTGACGGATCGGGCCACGCACCTGCTCGCCGATGTTGCGGTAGTTGGCCAGAGCCGGACTGTCCGGCGCGGCGGTCTGCAGCGCGTCGGCTACGGGTCCGGCGGCGACGGCGACGGCGGCCAGCTCCTGAACCCCCGACAGGGCCATGGCGCGGGTGGTGGCCTGGCTGACCAGGCGGTTCACCTCGTCCTGAGACAGGCCGAGAGGGCGCAGGCGCTGGAACAGGGAGCGGCGCAAGGAGGTCCGCACCTGTTCGATGAAGGCGTCGGCGCTCATTGCGGCGTGCCCAGGACGGCGAGGACCATGGCCAGGGCGGCCATGGCGGCCAGCGCCAGCAGGCCGCGGACATTGAGATAGGCGGGGCGGCGCACGCCGCGTCGATCGCGAAGACCGGGGATCATGTCAGCAGCTCCCGATGATCTGGCTGAGGGCGACGCGGCCCGCGCGCCCGGCGGTGGCGGGAAGATCCGGCGAGAGCCGCGCCGGGACCGGCGGCCGGGCCAGCGCCTGGACGCGGCGGCTGCGCCGCTCCAGCCAGCGCAGCACGGGCTCGGCCAGGTAGCGCACCGGTTCGTCCGGTTCGTTGATTTCGGCCGGGAAGTCGCGGTCGCGGGTCCAGGTCTTGCGCACCTTGCGGAAGCGCTCCCACGACAGGCCGACCAGCTCGGCCACCTGTTGGCCGCTGAGCATCGGCCCGGTCGAGACGGGTTGAAACGTCAGCGCGCTCATGTCGCCAGGTCCTTTCCGTGTTGAAGTTGCAGCGCCAGGGCCTCGCCGAGGCCCGCGCCGATCTGACGGCCCGCAGAGCGGGCGGCGTCCTGGGTGGTGATGACGTCGAAGGCGGCGGCCAGCTGGGTGTGTTCGAGCCGGTCGCCCTTCTGGACTGCGACGGTGACGTCGACGATGGTGAGGCGGGTCACTTCTGACGCTCCTTATCGGAGGGGGAGCGTGGTTTACCCGCGTGCTCCCATGCTGCTACCGCTTCGAGCCATCCCTCGGCCTCGTCCAACTGGTTCTCCATGCGGCGCGTCTCGTCGATCGCGTCGTTGTCGGTCATGGCGTTGAAGTCGTTCTGAAACTTGCCCCAAGCAGTCACTTCACGCCCTCCTGTTGCAGGGCGGCGAGGGCTTGGCGCAGTTCAGACGTCACGGCCTTGGCCTTACGGAAGGCGCGAATGAACAGTTCGCCTAGTAGCGTCTTCTCACCGCCAAACTCGGGATCAGGGAAGGTCATGCGAACGATGACCTCATCGTCCAGACCTTCTGTGTTTCCGCCATCGGCATCGTCGGCAAGCTGGCCGAACGACGAGAGCGACCACACGGCCTTCTCCAACGCCTCGACCGCCCCCCGCAGCGCGTCGGAGGCGGGACGGGTGATCGGAGACAGGCCCTCTTGTTTCGCCTCCATGCCCCAGGCCGCAGCGGCCATTCTGGCTCGCGCTTCGCTCATCGTCCACATGTGGATGTGACCGTCCTTAGTGCGGATCACCCAGGCGACGGGCAGCACCTCATCCTTGGGCGGGGCGGCGCCTGAAATCGGTTCATCGCAGTCGTCTGGGTGGAAGACCCAGAACCCTGCCTCCCTTAATGATTGAACGCGATATCGGCCGTCTCCTTCTGTGCAGACGAAGGCGCCGGTTCGCCCGTCGTGGTGACGAAGCACCGTCCCCACTTCCGGCGCGGCGGCGGTGAGCCGAGCGAACACCAGATCGGCGATGCGCTCGGCCGCGTCCTCGTCGAGGTTGCGACTGGGGTCGATAATCAGCACCGTCTGGCCGTCGGCGTCGGCGATGACGGCGTCCGCCTCGCGGCGCAGCGGCAGGGCGAAGGGCGCCAGAGCGGCGGCGTCTGGCGCGGCCATCAGTGCACCCCCTGGGCGACGGCCGGCGCCTCGTGGCGGTCGGCTTCGAGGCGGACCTGGCGCAGGGCCTCGGCCGGGCTGTCGCCGCGCGCGGTGTGGCAGCGGCCGCCGTTGCGCATGGGCGACCAGTCGGGGCTGGACAGCTGGGTCAGATACTGGGCACCGTCGAAGCGCAGCAGCCAGCGCCAGCCGGGGCGAAGGGCCAGGATCAGGGCGACCTCTTCGGCCAAGGCCTCGGACGGGGCCGGGCCGTTCATGGCGAGACGCCACAGCTCCGGCTTGTCCTCGACGTTGGCGAAGACGGCGCCGGTGGACATGCCCATGCGCTGGGCGATGTCGCGGATCCCGGTGGCGAAATAGCCGACGTGGGTGAAGAGGAAGCGCGCCTCGGCCAGCAGCTTGGCCCGGGTGGCGCGTTTGGCCGCCACCCGCTTGTTCGGAGCGGGCGGCTCTGGCTGGGCGGCCGCCCGGGCGGCGCGGGCGGCGGTCAGGTCGACGGCGGTCAAGACAGCGCCTCCCAGCCGATGACGGTCCGCGCCACGAAGGGGGCGTCGCCCGCGCGGAAGCCGGACCACAGCTCGGCGTAGTCGGCGAAGCCCAGGGCGACGGCCAGCTTGTCGTTCGCCTCGACCCGGTCATGGGCGCTGCCCGCCTCGGCGTTGACCAGCAGGGCGTGCAGGCCCTGGATGGCGTCGGCCGAGGCGACGGCGGCGCTGAGCACCCGCTGGACGCCGCCGGGCGTGAAGACGACGTCGGCCGTCAGGGCGCAGCGGGCGGTCGGCAGCGAACGCGAGGGCGTCTCGCGGTTGCCGGCGATGCTGAGGTGAACGCGACCGCCGGGGCCGACGTGAGGGTGGGTGGATCCGGCGGCGCGCGGCCTGGCCAGCAGGCCCAGGCGGCGGCCGGTGCGGATGGCGGTCTCGTCCGTGTGGGACGGCAGGGGGTAGGAGGCCATGGTTTAGACCTCCCCCAGCGCGGACAGATAGAGGTCCATGATGGCCTCTTCCTCCTGGCGCTTGGCCTTGTCCTGTTTGCGCACGGACAGAACCTTGCGCAGGACCTTGACGTCATAGCCTTCGCCTTTGGCCTCGGCGAAGACCTCCTTCATGTCGGTCAGGATGGCCTGCTTGTCCTCTTCGAGGCGCTCCAGGCGCTCGATGATCGAGCGGAGTCGGCCTTGCGCCGTGGCGTTGAGAACATCGGGGGAGGCGTCGAAAGAAGCGTCGTCCATAATCTTTGCTCCGTGGGATGATGAGGGGGAAAAGGAGCGGGCGGCCTGGGCGGTAAGGCTTCGCCGAGCCCAGGCCGCCCGCTCCGCTTTCAGCCGTCGCCGTAGCCGTCGCCGTCGCCGTAGCCGTCGCCGTCGCCGTCGCCGTAGCCGTCGCCGTCGCCGTCGCCGTAGCCGTAGCCGTAGCCGTAGCCGTAGCCGTCGCCGTCGCCGTAGCCGTAGCCGTCGCCGTCGCCGTCGCCGTCGCCGTAGCCGTCGCCATTGGCGTCGCCGTCGCCGTAGCCGTCGCCATTGGCGGTGCCCGCCCAGCTGCCGTCTAGGGTGGCTATGCGGCCCATTTCTCGGCCTCGCAGGGGATGAGGGCGATCAGGGCCTTGCGGCTGACCTGCAGGTCGGCCGGGGCGTCTAGGCGGGTGGTGGGCAGCGGCCCCTTGTTGGCCAGCTCGTTGAGACCCTCGGTCGTGCCCCAGCGGCGCACGGCGCGGGCGCCCTTGATGTGGACCCAGTCACCGTCCGTCGTCGTTTCGCCGACCCAGACGAAGCCGCGGTCGGCGACGACCAGGACGAGGCCGTGATCTTCGGCGCCGGGCGCTTTGGTCGCTTGGTTCATGATTGATCTTTCCTGTTGCTCAAAAGGCTGGCGGGAAGAGAGGCGCCCGCGACGGCCAGCCGCGCCGGGGCGAAGCGGGTCAGCCGACGAGGCGCGACGCGGCGCGGGCGGCCTGATCGGCGGCGGCGCGCAGTCGGGGGGCGAGGCTGGGCGCTGCCGGGAACGGCGGGTCCACGGCCAGGCAGTCGGCGGCCAGGCGCAGTTCGTGGATGGCGCAGGGCAGACGGCCCAAGCCGTCGGCGCAATCGACGAAGACGGTGGCGAAGGCGAAGGCGTCGCCCGTGCCGTCGTGCGCGGGGCGCAGCTCGGCCAGGGGCGTGAGGGTCACCGGCCGGGGCGCGGCGCGCTCCAAACGGATCAGCAGGTCCGCGACCCGCCCCTCGGTCACGCCGATGGGATCCGGCGCGGGCGCCGGGGGCGGCGCGGTGTTGGTGGTCATGTCAGTGCGCATAGCGAAACCTTAGCGGGTGACTTTCGCGATAGCCGCGAATGACCGCTATCTCTTTAGCGCTTTTCGAGCAGTGTCAAGCGCCGCGTTTTGCGCGACGTTGAGCAGCAATGAACGATGATCTTCCAGTCTATGAGCCGTCGCTGGCCGCATGGGGCGTCGTAGGCGCCCTGTTCCCTGCCGGTGTGTGGGCCAACGTCGCACTGGAGCAGGCAAGCTTCAGCGTCGTCGGACTAGCTCCGTTCTTTCTGGCAGCGACGCTCATCTATCCCGTGGGTTCAGATCGGCACCCCGCCGCCAGGGAGCGCCTAGTCCGGGGGCCGAGGCGACCGACGCCCTGGTGGACGGCGCGCAGCCCAAATCAGTGGGCCGGCGCGTGGCGAAGGGTGGCCCTCGCGGGGCTTATCCTGCTGGCGCTGTTCGGCGTCGAGAGCGTTATGCAGCTTCTCGGATTACGGTTCGCGCCCGACTATTAGCGTCGGAAAAGCACCGCGTGGACGGCCTTTACTGAGCTGGCATCCACAGGAAACTCGCGCTCGGGGTTGTATTGGTAGAGGTAGACTTTTCCGTCCCTCTGTCCCCGATACTGCTTCACCATGCCGGAGCCGTCCCGATACTCGACAACGCAATCACCATAACGCGCGGGCGAGACGCCGACACCGACGATAACGGTTTCTCCCGAGAATAGGCGCGGCTCCATGCTGTCGCCAACTACCCGCAGCGCGATCGGGCTCCCTCGGGTCAGCCCTGCGGGGACTTCGAGATAATCGAGCACGTGGTCAGATCCGAGCGCGATGCGGTCGCCATCGCTGCCCGCCACGTAGCCAAACACAGGGATGCGCTCGATGGCCGGTTCCGCGGGCACGGCGTCGCCGAAGAACGCTTCGATCTGCGCAACCTCGCTGGGCGTCAGCTCGCGCTCGCTGCGAACAAGGCGTCCGACCGCGTGCACAGTCTTGTTCATGTGTCGGGCTAGCGCGCTCTGGCTTCGGCCACTGCGGTCCAGGCGTGCGCGTATGTCGGTTCCTCGCATGCCGTGAAGCATCGCGGGAAACGCGAAACTTTCCGATTGACCTAAAGCGCAAATCACCCGCGATGAATATAGCGGTTAGCGCGATGGTCAATCGGAATGATGCGAAAAACCTCAACAGTTACCCCCGCCGGTCGTTTGATTGCCCGTTTTGGAGCGAAGACGCTCGCCTCATGGACGGGGCGCCACCCCAGCAGGGTGCACGCCTGGGCGTGGCCCCCGGCCAAGGGAGGGACGGGCGGCGTCATCCCAGTCCGGCTCAGGCGATCGATCATCGAGGGAGCGCTGCGCGACCTCCGAGTGGTCATCACATCGGCAGACTTCGAGCCCGCCCAAGGCGAAGGCTTCCTGTTTGAAGAGGCGGCGTGAGATGGCTTCCATCGAGATAGCCGCCTCCTGGAGCGGACGCGTGGATCGGAGCGGGGGCTTCAACGCCTGCTGGCCATGGACCGGGGCGCTCATGACGAACGGCTACGGCCAGACCCGCGTCAAGCAGAACGGACGCTGGCGCGGGGCGGGAGCGCATCAGGTGGCCTATTACCTGGCCTACGGCCGCTGGGAGGCGAAAGCTGACGGGCGGCTTGTCCGGCACCTTTGTCACAACCGCCCCTGCTGCAACCCTCGCCATCTGCGTGGTGGCGACGCGAACGACAACGCCGAAGATCGCATTGCGCGAAAGCATGGGATCGACCTGATCGGCAACCCCTTTCACCTGCCGGTCGTCGGCGTGGCGAACCGCGTCCTCCCCGAGACGCGCCTCAACTCCATTGGCTTGAGCGCGCCTTTCGGTCTCCCGCTCTCCGGAAGCGCCCGCGATCGGCACCCCAGCATGAGCATCGGGGAGAGAAGCGCATGACCATCATCGGCATGGAGTTCTTCGTGCGCAGCTGGGGCGATTGGCGACTGTCGCTGGTCGTCTTCGGCTGGGGACTGGCGCTGGACGCCACGTCCGGCTGTCGGCCGATGCTGGACCTGTCGTTCGGGCGCGAGGTTCGATGATGAGCCACAACCCGAACATGACCGGGGCCGAACGCGTCATCTGGCGGCAGATCGCCCAGGCGGCGTTCGATGCGGCCCGGGCGCCCGAGGTCGAGAAGAAGGCCAAGGCCCTGAAGGTCGCGCTGAAGGGATCGGAGAATATCCGCCTGCCCGATCTGCGTCCCCTGCCCAGCGCGTGCTTTCGCGCCTTCCTGATGCTGGCGCGCGGGTTCGCGGCCGAGCCGGATGCGGCGTTGCGCGCCCTGTTGGCCGGGCGGCTGGAAGGTCTGGCCGATGCGGCGGGCGACATTCTGGACGGACTGCGGCCTGACCAGGGCGGGGAGCCCCCGGCGTGGATGCGCCGGGCGGACCTGCAATGAAGGCCGCGATTTCGCCCCGGATGCGGGCGGCGCTGGAAGGCCTCATCCAGGCGGGGATCGACCTGCTGGACGAGATCGACGCCGCCGAGGCCGACCGCGAGCCGGATCATGAGGACGAGGTGCTGTCGGAAGACGACGGCGTGGTGATCAACCTGCGCGAGGTGGGGCGATGACGGCGCTGGCCCTGACGTCCTTTCCCACGGCGCCCGCAGTGCGCGAAGGCTCGCCTCGCCGGGCGGCGATCCTGACGGCGCTGGCGTCTGCGGCGGTCCGCCAGGGCAACCTGCGCGCCGTGCTCATTCTGGCCCGGACAGGCCGTCCGCGCAGCCTGATCCGCTGTCGTGGGGATTTCCGCTGGCTGGCGCTGGCGGGCCTGAAGGCGTTGTATCCCGAAGCCAATATCGAGATCCTGCGCGCTGCGCTGGGCTGTCGACTGACGGACAAGCGATTGCACGAGCCGGCGCGTTACGCCGCCCGGGTTGCGGCGCGGGAGGCCTGGCCCGCCGAAGAGGTGGCGGCGATCGCCCAGGACGTGGCCGAACATGAGGATCACGAACTGACGGCGCGCTGGATCTGGCCCACGGCGTGCGCCGTCGCGGCGGCGCAAACGGGGGTCGATCCCGAGGCGGTGCGCGTGGTCACGGGGTCGCGAGCCTCGCAGCCACGAGGGATCGGGCTGGCGCGGAAATACGCCGTCTATCTGACCATGACCGAGGGCGATGTGAACGCGACGGCTATGGCGGCGGCGACCGGGCTTAACAAGCAGACGGTGCGCCACCACGCCATGACAGTCGAGGACGCGCGCGATGACGACGGCGCGCTGGACGCGACCCTGGAAACCCTGGCGGCCGAGCTGCGCCGCCGACTGGATGAGGAGTTGAGCCAGTGGTGAAGCCGACCAAGAAGAAGGTCCTGGCCAAGCTGGTCGAGATCGAACGCCGCCTGAAAGCGGGCGCGCCGCTGGACATCGTGGTGATGAAGGCGCCCGGCCAGCTGGCGCGTGTCGGCTACGGCGCGGGCGGACTGTTCATCACCATGACGGCCCGACAGGCGCTGGACATGGCCAAGAAGTTCGACACGGACGAAGCCCGGGCCATCGGCGCAGATCGGATCGGCCTGGATCTGGCGGAGGCGGCGGCCGCCTGCGCGGTGGACAACGCGCGCGATACAGCGCGCGGAAGCGCGGCCAATGACTGAACGCCGCCCCCTGCCCCATCCCTGGGAGAAGGTGAAGGCCGAGCTGCAGTCGCGGTTGCCGGGCCTACTGCGCGACCTGGGGATCAGGGAGCGCCCTGACCGTCAGGGCCTGATCCATCCGCTGAACCCGAACCGCAAGGATCGGCGGCCCGGCAGCTTCGTCATCTGGACGCAAGGGGCAGGCGCCGGGGCGTGGAAGGATTACGCCTGCGACGACAAGGGCGACGTGTTCGACCTGATCCAGTATCTGGCCAGCCCGCGCCCGGCCGAGAAGATCGACGTCTATTGGTGGGCGCTGGACTGGCTGGGCTGGGACCGGGGCCATGTGCGCACCCTGGCCGAGGACGCGGCGGCGCGGGAACGGCGCGAACGCGAGATCCGCGCGGAAGAGGCCCGCGCCCAGGCGATGGAGAAGGCGCGCAGCGCCGAGCTGTTCAAGCTGTGGCTGGGCCTGCCGCCGATCGCGGGGACGCCGGCGGAGCGGTATCTGACCAAGGCGCGCGGGCTGCCGATCGAGCGGCTTGCGCATCAGCCGGGCGCGCTGCGCTGGGCCGAGGCGGTGGAGTTCGCCGATCCCGAGACGGGCGAAGTCCATGAATGGCGCCACTGCATGGTCAGCGCGGTGACGCGCGGCAAGGCGGTGACGGGCCTGCATCGCACCTTCCTGACGCCGGACGGGGCGAGCAAAGCGCAGCGGCGCAAGGCCAAGACGATGATCGGCAGCGTCGCGGGCGGCGCCATCCGCATTAGCCCCGGGCCGAGCGGGCTGAGCCCGACCATGGCCGAGAAGAAGGGCCGGACCGATCCCCTGATCGTGACCGAGGGGATCGAGGACGCCCTGACCCTGGCCATCGCGCGGCCGGATTGCCGCGTGTGGGCGGCCGGGAGCCTGTCGCTGATGGGTCTGCTGGACTGGCCGGGCTGCGCCAGCGCCGTGGTGCTGGCCGCCGACAACGACTGGGACAAGCCCGAGGCGGTGGCCGCCTTCGAGCGCGTCGACGCGCATTGGCGCGCCCAGGCGGACGGACGGCCCGTGGCGGTGATCCGCGCCGCCCTGGGCAAGGATTTCAACGATATGGCCAGGGGGGTGGCGGCGTGATCCTAACTGCTTTGATCGTCGGCGTGGTGGCGCTGAACGGCGTGCTGATCGCGGTGCGAGGACTTCTTCCTCTCCGCATCGTTCGTGACGAGAGGACCGCAATGGCGATCCTCTGGCGATCCCTCGACGTGTGCACTGGCTTGATGCTGATTTGGCTAGCATCAATCCTGAGAGTTACGTCGTGACGCTGCGGCTGACACGCGTCATGCGCGCCCAGATCGCCGTGATCCGCGAGGTCATGGCGCCGTGGGGCCTGGGCACCGCCATCGTGAACGAGGGGCCGCATCTGGTGGTCAAGGTGTTCGCGCGTGACGGCGGCGCGCACCGGCTGTCGATCAGCTGCACGCCGAAAGACCGCGACGCGGCGGTCAACAACGCCAGGCAGAACGCGAAGCGTCTGCTGAGCCATTTGAATGCAAGGGCGGGATATTGAGTAACGATCCCTTCAACGCCATCGCCGGCATCGTCCCGACCTTTGAGGAAGAGGACCAGGTCGCCCTGTCGCGCCAGGTGCTGGCGGCGGCGCGCAGCGATCCGCCGCGCGGGGCGCCCTTGGTCTTCAGCGCCCGTGACGGGAGCGAGGAAGAGGTGGAGCCCGGCCGCTGGCGGGATCACCACGCCCAATGGCACCGCCTGCCGCTGGGGTGTCCTGTGACGCCTCTGGGCAAGCAGGCGACGCTGAGCGGGACCACCTACTTCTTCCTGGACACCCTGGGCGAGGTGGCGGTGTTGGCCGAGAACGCGGGCAAGGGGCATATCACCAGCCTGTTCGGCGGGCGGCCGCTGTATCTGACCTGGGCGTGGCCCCGGTTCGGCAAGGGCGGGATCGTGACCGGCTATGCGGCCGAGGACGCGCGCGACGATCTGTTCGCGGCCTGCACCTATTGCGGGACCTTCGACCTGGAAGACCGGGTGCGCGGGCGCGGCGCGTGGCGCGACGACGACGGGCAGCTGATCTATCACGCCGGCGATGCGGTGTGGATCAGCGGCCAATGGCGGCCGCCGGGCCAGCATGGGCGGTTCATCTATCCGGGGCGGCCCAAGATCGGGCGGCCCAGCCGGTCGCTGGAGCGCGCGGGCGCCGGATCGCCGGGGGACGTGCTGCTGCAGGGGCTGCAAAGCTGGAACTGGGACCGCAAGGAGCTGGACCCGAGGCTGGCGCTGGGGTGGATCATGACGGCCATGGTCGGCGGGGCGCTGGATCAGCGGCCGGTCATCTATGTGACCGGCGGCGAGGGCGCGGGCAAATCCACGCTGCAGAAGCTGTTCCGGTTCCTGATGAACGGGGCGCTGCTGGCCACGTCGAACACGACGCAGGCCGGGATCTATCAGAAGGTCAAGCAGGACAGCGTCGCCGTGATGGTCGACGAAATGGAGGCCAAGGAGGACACCCGCACCACGGACAAGATCCTGGAGCTGGCGCGGGTCGCCTATTCGGGGGACAAGATGCAGCGCGGCGGCAAGGACGGCGTGGGGCAGGAGTTCAGCGTCAACAGCAGCTTCATGATGTCGTCCATCGCCGTGCCGCCGATCGACGCCCAGGACGCCAGCCGCATGGCGATCCTGATGCTGCGCGAGCGGGTATCGCGGGACACCACGCTGGAAGACCTGGGGCTGCGCGAGGCGGCCAAGGTGCAGGCCATAGGACGCCAGTTGCTGAAGCGGATGATCTGGTGGTTCGAGGGCAAGGCCGGCGCCGATTGGCAGGCGCTGATCGGCGTATTCAAGGCGGCGCTGGTCGACGTGGGCCACAACGACCGCTCGGCCGACACCTTCGGGGCGCTGGCGGCAGCGTGCCACGCGGCGCTGCGGGACGACATGCCCACGGCCGACGAGCTGAAGGAATGGCAGGGGCTGTTGAGGGCCGAACAGCTGGTCGAGACCAGCGGCCGCGAAAGGACGTGGCGGCGGGCGTTCATGCACCTGATCGAGGCGCAGCCGGATACTATCCGCAACGTCAAACACAAGTCGGTGGGATCGGTTCTGCTGGCCTGGCGTAATAACTGGGGCGGCGTGATCGACGAAAAGGCCAGTCTTGAGGATGTCCTCTACACGCTGAAGCACTTCGGCATGACGCTGAGCTTCGGCAAGGATCAGTTCGGAGCCCCGAACCCCGAGGACTGGAAACATGCTCGCCTCTTCATCCCTGCCAAACACCCCGGCCTGAACGTGCTGTTCAGCGGCACGCCGTGGGCCGGGAAAATGGGCGCCCCCGGACCCTGGCTGGGGGTGCTGCGCCAGATGCCGAAACACCTGTGGGAGAATGGGAAATGCGATCGAGGCCTGGACAAGAAGGCGAGCGGGATCATGGTGCGCCTGTCCGAGGCGCTGGACTGGGACGACGCGATGCCCGTGCCGATGGCGGCGTGAGCCTCGCCGAGCTGGATCGGCTCATAGTGGGCTGGGACTATGGCGCGCGGGGCACGACGGTCGTGCTTTGTGGCCTGCGCGCCGACGGGGTCTTTGAGCTGATGGACGTGACGACCGCCTATGAGGCGGGTCCGCCGCAAGAGTTGCCGCCGCCAGAGACAACCTGAGCGCGCCCACGGCGCGCGAGGCATGAAATGACGAGGCCTCGCAGCGATCAGCTGCGGGGCCGTGTTGCGTCGCCGACCAGGCGACGCACCGCACTCCTTCACAAGAGCCCGCGCAGCGCCCGCAGGGCGCGGTGCGCGCGGGCGCCCGCATGGAAGTCAGGGGGACACGCCCCGACCCCGCCCAGAGAGGCGAGAAACCGGCCTCACACAGGCCTCTGTCCGCCCCCGACCCGGCCCGGTGTAGCGAGGATTGAGGCTGCGCCGAGGGTCAGGGGACCCCGGGCGAGACGGTTCTAGGGTTCTGCCCTGGGTTCTGTCGAAAAGCGCGGCGGCTCAATCACTTCGCAGATCATAGAACCGTAGAACCGTAGAACCGGAGCGATCCCTCACACGCGGAGATAATGGACGCTCTCTCTCGCACATATGCGAGAATATGAGGGTTCTACGGTTCTATGGTTCTGCCCTTGCCGAAAGCCCCGAAAACACTGGAATATTCATAGAACCGCCCAAAGAACCCTCTAGAACCCAATAAACAACGGTCGAAATATGAATATGCCGACGCTCCCGGGCGTCGCCCCGGCTCCGAAGCGCGGCCCGGGCCGTCCGAAGGGCTCGACCAACAAGCGGTCGGGCGACCTGCAGAAGTATGTCGAGGCCCAGTTCGCCGGGCTGACGCCTGGGCAGCAGTCGGCGCAGATCGCCCTGGTCTCGGCGGCGGAGCTGCGGGCGGCGAAGGGCGACGTCATGGTCGCGATGGCGGTGAAGGCCCGCGATCTGGCGAGGATGCTGGGGTGCGAGGCCAAGGAGGCGTGGCTGCTGATGCAGCGGGAGCGGGCGGACCTGCTGCCTTACATCCACCAGAAGCGCGCGCCCAAGGCGGAGGAGGACGGCAAGGACGCGCCGCCCGTCACCTTCGTGGCCGTGCCGGTGGACGGCATGACGGCGGCCGGCCAGGGCGGCGAGCTGAGCGAGTGGGACACGCCGCCCGACTTGCTGGAAAATCAAGGGGTTAGCGTGATCGAGGGGGAGCAAGTCACATCCCCGAAGTCACACGACGACACCTAAGCGCCTGTAATCATTGCGCTTCACCCGCCCGCGACCGCTGATCAGAAATCAGCGGAGGGACACCCCCTCGGCCCTCCCCCCGCCCCCTTCCCGACCCCCGGCCCCCAAAAACGACCGCCGGTCGTTTTCTCAGGGGGAGGCCTTCCGGCAGGTACAGGGCCCCAGCGCCGTCCCCCCCCCATTCGGGCGCGTCCAAAACCGACTGCGACGAACAGGGTCAGGGTCGGGGTTTCGGCTTGTCGGAAAACGCACGCAGGATTGAACAGCGCACATGGGGCTTCGCCGGTCCGGTGGCGCGCCGGTACGAGTTCGACCGGGGCCTGGGGGCGTTCATTGTCGGGCCGACGGCCGGGGGGAAGACGATTGCTTCGGCCCGGCGGTGTCTGCGTGCTGCTCTCTGGCAGCAACCTAGTCCGAGAGACGGCTGGCGTCGAGCGCGGATTTTCGTGGTGTGCCCGACCTACCGGATCGCCTGGGATTCCGTCATTCCCTCATATCTGAAGGTCATGGACCGGCCGTGGGGGAAGTGGAACGGGGCCAAGGGCGACCCGGCCGACCATCTGATCCAGATCAGCGGTCAGGGACCAGACGGTCAGGGGCCGGTCGAGGTCGACGTGCGCTTCCGCGCCGTGCAGGACCTGGACCTGGACGAGTTCTTCCGGGGCAAGGAGTGCACCGGCTTCTGGTTGCCCGAGGTGGACACCCACAAGTCGTCGGATATCATCAGCTACGCCCTGAACCGGGTCGGGCGTTTTCCCGAGCCTGAAGACCGGCTGGCGCCGCCAGCGCCGCCCGGGTGGTCGGGGGTGTTCGGCGACGCCAACACGCCGCTGATCGGCAGCTGGTTCGACGAGCAGTATTACCAGAACGCCCCCGAGGGCTTCAAAATCCACAAGCAGGCGCCGGGATACGACCCCGACACGGCAGACGGCTTCCATGCGCGGGCCGAGAACGTCGCCAACCTGAAGAAGATCCACCCGGAATACTATCGCGACCGGGCGCGGTTGATGGACGTGCACGACGTCGAGCGCCTGTTCCAGTGCAAGCGCAAATACGGGCGCTTCGGCCAGCCGGTGCACCCCTATTTCGACGAGGCGGCGCACGTCGCGCCCGGGCCGATGGAGCCGGACGCGGAACTGCCCGTCGTCATCGGCGTCGACGTCGGCTTTCGCGGCGCGGCGGCCTTCCTGCAGCGGTCCCTGTTCGGCCACTGGCGGCAGTATGCCGAGATCGTCGCCTATGACACCGAAAACGGCGAGATGGACGCGGTGGAGCTGGGCCAGGCGATCAAGGCCAAGCTGCAGACCCGGTTCCCGCGCTGTCGGCGCGCCATCATCGTCATGGACCCGGCCGGCAAGAACCGGTCCAGCGTCAACAAGGGCATGAACTGGATCGGCGAGCTGCAGCGATCGTCCGGCGTACGGGTGATCCCCGCCCCGACCAACGACCCCAAGCTGCGCCGTCACGCCCTGAAGGCGGCCCTGCAGCGCCGCAACGGCTTCCTGATCGACCCGGAGTGCCGGTTCAGCATTACGGCGCTGAACGGCGGCTTCCACTACCCCAAGCGCGGCGACAGCACGTCGATGGTGGCCAAAAAGAACGAGTATTCCGACTGCGGCGAGAGCATCGAATACGCCTGCCTGGGCGGGGACGGCATCAACGACCGGGCGGGCGTCCTGCCGTCCATGGGGCTGGATGCGCCGGGCGCGTCCAACGTGGTCGAGGTGCTGTTTGACTGAGCGGCGCCGCCCGTCCGCCCCCCGCGCGGGCGGGGCCAGTGTGGCCTCATGAGCTTTCTGCGTCGTCAAAAGGTCCGCGAAGAGCCCCGTCCCGTCGATCCGGCGGACGTGCAGAACCGCCTTGACCAGGAGCGGAAGAAGCGCCTGCGCGGCGGCGGGCGGCAGTCCACCTTCCTGAGCGAGGTCGCCGCCGAGGCGGCCGTGGCCGGGCCGGCGCCGACCCTGACGGGGATCGGCTGATGAGCGAGGCGGAAATCAAGGCTCCGGCCGTGGTGCGCACGCCCTCGATCACGGACGAGGGCAAGCGGATCCGCAACGGCTGGGAGGAGGCGCAGGAGCTGCGCCGCCCATTCGAGCCGGGCTGGCAGATGGTCGCCGACTACTTCTACCCTTCGGCCAACTTCACCGTGTCGTCCTCGACGCCGGTGTTCCGCCGCAACCGCCGCGTGGTGACCAATACGCCGCGCCAGGCGCTGAAACAGGCGGCGGCCCTGTTCGTGGCCTACGCCATCGACACCACCCAGCCCTTCCTCGCCCCGAACGTGAACCGGGGCATGGCCCTTTCGGGCCGGGCGCGCTGGGGCAAGGGACCGGACGGGCGCGAGCTGGCGCTGTCGGACGCCTCGCGCGACTATCTGGACGACCTGCGCTGGCAGCTGTTCGACGCGCAAATGGCGCCCCAGTCGGGCATGGTCACGGCCGTGGCGCGCTGCGGGCTGGAGTTCCTGGCCTTCGGCAACTGCGTCCGCTGGGTCGGCCGCAAGCGCGGTTTCGGCCCGCGCCACCAGCACCGGCCGCTGCGCAGCTGCTGGTGGGCGGTGAACGAAGACGGCGAGATCGACACCCTGTTCTTCGCCTGGGCCCTGCCGGTGTGGCGGCTGAAGACGGCCTATCCGCAGGCGCTGGCGCATCCCAAGATCGCCGAGCTGGCGAACGATCCGAAGAAGGCGCGCGAGACGGTGCGCCTGCTGCACCTGGTCGAGCCGCGCCAGGGCGGGATCCGCGGCGCGGTTTCGTCGCACAAACCGTTCGCCAGCCTGACCCTGCTGCCCGATCACGACATGTTCGAGGTCAAGGCCGAGGGGTACGACAGCTTCCCCTATCAGGTGGCGCGCATGGACCTGTGGGAGGGCTCGCCCTACGCCACGGGCCTGGGGTTCGACGCCCTGCCCGACGCGATGGCGCTGAACCATTTCTCGGGCGGGCTGGAACGGGCCATCGACCTGATCAACGACCCGGTGCTGTTCGCGCCCACGCGGCTGTTCGGCAACCGGCTGGACCGGCGCCCGGGCCAGGTCAACGTCTATGACCCTGTCAACCTGGGCTTCCAGTCGCTGCGCGACGCGATCCAGAAGGCGGACATCGCGGGCGATCCCAGCTGGGCCGAGCGTCGCTGCGCCGCCCTGACGGCCAATATCGAAAAGGTCTTCTTCGGCACCTTCATCAATCTGCGCGACGCCTCGAACGTCACCGCCGAGGAAATCCGCGAGCGGCGCGACCTGCGCCAGCGGGCGATGAGCTATCTGGTCCCGTCGTTCGACCGCGACCTGTTCGGCAAGGGCGCTGACCGCGAGCTGGAAGCCCTGCTGGAAGAGGACCTGGTGCCCGCCCCGCCCGCCGAGCTGTCGGGCGTCGACGTGGACTGGGACTACGCCGGGCCGCTGGCCAAGGCGCAGATGCTGACCCAGGTGGACGGGGCGCTGCGCCTGTTCGACGCCGCCGCCATGGCCAAGCAGTTCGACGAAAGCGCCGGCGACGTGGTCGCCGTGCACGAGGCCCTGCGCACCATCAACGACAGCCTGGGCAATGCGCCGGGCATGGTGAACAGCCGCGCCGCCGTGGCCGAGATGCAGGCCCAGCGGGCCGAGGCTGAGGCCCAGGCGCGGGAAAATGAGGCGATGACCGCCCAGGCGACCGCCCTGCGCGACGCCGGGCAGGGCCTGGCCTCGATCGAGAACGCCGGACAGCCGGCCATGGCGGCATAGGGCCGCCAGCAACCCCGAAGGAGACGCCCTTGAGCAAGGCCCCCACGAAAACCCCGCCCCCGATCAAGCCGTCGCGACTGCGCCAACGGCTGCTGGCGACCACGATGCTGGTTCCCCTGGTCCCGCGGAATGACGATCTGGCGATCAGGTTGGCGTTCGATGCCATGGGCGTCAGCTTCCGATGACCGACGCCCTGCCCGCCGACACGCCCGAGCTGGAGCGGGCGCATGGGTTCGATAGCGCCCGGCTGATCGCGCGCGTGCGCGCCGGGGACGAGGCGGGCGTGCGCGAAGCCTATCGCCGGACCTTCGGTCATGAGCTGGGCCGCGTCGTGCTGCTGCACGCCCTGGCCCAGATCGGCGGGGTCGGCCAGGCGCGCGGGCCTGAGACGCCGCCGGACGCCAATCACCGCAACGGCCGCGCCAGCGCGGTCCTGGACATCGCCGGCCTGGCCGGTTTCGACCCGGTCGCCGTGGCGGCGGCCGGACTGACGCAGATCCTTGAAGGAGCAGACTATGAGCACGGCTACGGACACCCCCAGCACCACGCCCGCAACCCCGCCGTCCGGTTCGGAGACGAGCACGACGCAGACCCCGCCGGCGACCACGCCGCAGACGGAGGCCTCGACGCCGGGGGCGGAGACTTCGGCAGCGGCGCCTGACGGCGGCCAGGGCGGTGGGCAGTCGGACGCGCCGTGGCAGGACGCCCTGCCCGACGACCTGAAGACCAACCCGCTGTTCCGCAACTACAAGACGCCAGACGAGGCGATGAAGGCGCACGCCAACCTCTACAAGGTCCGTGGCGTGCCGGCCGAGCGCCTGTTGACCGTGCCGGACAAGCCGCAGGACCAGGCCCCCGACGACTGGGCGCCGATCCACAAGGCGCTGGGCGTGCCGGACGATCCGAAAGACTATCAGATCGAGCTGGCGCCCGAGGCGGCGGCGGACACGCCCGAGCTGGCTGAGATCCTGCGCGAGCTGGGCGGCAAGGCCAAGTTCCAGCCGTCGCAGATGACGGCGGTGATTGAGACGCTGAACGAGCTGGGCCAGAAGGCGGCCCAGGCCGAGGCCGAGGCGCGGGACGCCGAGACCCGCACCGTCACCGAGACCCTGAACAAGGAATGGGGCGCCGCCGCCGAAGGCAACCGCCGCGCCATCGGCAAGCTGATCCGCGACGCCCTGGGCGGGCAGATCGACGAGGCGGCGCAGGCCGACCTGCAGGCGAAGCTGGGGTCAAACCTGACCCTGTCGCGCGTTCTGGCCCATGCCATCGGCAAGATGGCCGAGCCGCAGGCGCCCGAGGGCGCGGGGGCGGCGACGACCACGCGCCAGCTGACACCGACGGCGGCGCAGGCGGCGCTGAACGCCTTCCAGGGTAACGCGGAGAAGATGGCCGCCCTGAACAACAAGAGCCACCCGCAACACGGCGCAGTGCTGGAAGAGCGCCGCCAGTTGCTGGCCCAGGCGCGCGGAGAAAAGAGGCCCGATCAGGTCGCTTGACGGATCGGGCAAATCAGTTCAGCCCATGATGAAACGGCTCTGGAAGCACCGAAGTTAAAACCCCTCGGGGATCTTAGACGCTCCACCCCTTCCCTCCCCGGAGACCGCGCAAGCGCCGGACCAGGGGGAAGCGCCCCAGGCGGGCGAAACCGCCAGGCACGCACGGCCGCTTCCTTCGGGACCAGGGCCGAGACTGCAGCCGATCAAACCAGACCCGCTTGGGCTAAGGCGCATCCGCGCTGCTTGAGCCCGGGCCTTTGATCGAATGCAGGAGGGCGTGCGCCCATGGACTATTCACAGATCACCCAGGCTGACGTCGACGGCTTCCGCGCGAACCTGAACATGGTTCCGCAGCAGACCGAGAGCGTCTATCTGCCCCACATCGACGCCGACCTGAGCCATTCGGAAGCCGGCAAGATGTTCAACGTCGACAGCATCGGCCAGTCCGATCCGAAGGACGTGGACACCGTGGTGCCCGACAGCCCCGAGGGCCTGCTGGAGATGACGCGCCGCGTCGGCTTCCTGAAGCAGTTCCACGACGGCAAGTTCATCGAGAGCATCCAGAAGGTCCACCAGCTGCAGGACCCGACCGACAAGGTCATGGCCTCCATGCGCGCCGGCAAGATGCGCAAGCTGGACAGCCGCGTCCGCGACGCCTTCTTCGCCCCCGCCCGCATCGGCGAGAACGGCGAGAACATCCTGAACTTCCCGGCCGGGAAGATCGTCGACGTGGCCAGCCGTAAGTTCCTGCACACGCTGGAGAAAGAAGCTGTGCCCGGGTCCGGCGCTCTGCCGCTGACGTTGGGCAAGATCCTGAACGCGCGCGGCATCATCAGGAAGACCAAGATCCTGCAGCTGCACCAGGGCGGCCGGATCAAACTGGCGCTGCGCGAAGACGACATCTCGCAGCTGCTGACCACCATCCCGGTGACCAGCGGCGACTATCAGACGGCCAAGCGGATCGAGAGCGGCGAGCTGACCCACGCCTGGGGCATCGACTTCGTCATGGATGAGGACGTGCACCTGAAGGCCGGGACGAGCGACACCTATGTCCTGCCCATGTGGGTGGACAAGGTGATGCAGCTTAAGGCGCGCGAGATCCACACCGCCACCATCACCCCGCGCGGCGACAAGTCGATGCGGCCCTACGCCTACTACGAAACCGAAGCGGGCGCGGCTCGCGGCTGGGACGAGGGCGTGGCCGGGATTGAGGTCAAGGACGTCGCTTAATCGCAGGGCCTGCCGGGCGTCGCCCTGAGGCCCGGCAGGCCGCCCCCTTCTTCTTCGCCTTCGGGCGTGCGGACCCCGGAAAGGCCGCAGGATGACAAGGAACCAAACCCATGGCCCGTCATATCGGTGCAATCCTCGGAGCCGCCCACGTCGCCGCCAGCGGCGCGCTCGGCTCGCTGACCGACCCCTTCTTCAGCAACGGCCGCGTGGTGCGGATGCTGCGCGACTACTGGACCGGCGACGCCGCGCAGGACGACGTGGTCTCGCTGGGCTATGTCGACTGGACCACGCGCTTCGACGCCATCTCCACGATCGAGTTCACCGACTTCGGCACGGCGATCACCCTGGACGTCGGCGTGGCCAGCGACCCGGACTGCCTGATCGCGGCGCAGGATGTGGCGCCGGCGGCGGGCTCGGCCTCGCTGCTGAAGTCCGTCGGCATCGGCGACCGCCACAAGCCCCTGTGGCAGCTGGCCGGTTACGCCTCGGCCCAGGCGGCCCGGGCGGCCTCGGTCAAGGATGGCGGGCGCGCCGAACTGATCGCCACCTTCAAGGGCGGCAACCCCGACGCCGGGACGCTGAGCTGGGCCGTTTACGGTTCGGCGCAATAAGCCCGGTCTGACTTCCCCGCCCCGGCCGTGCTGCTCAAACACAGACGGGGCGGGTTGAAACCGAAGGCGGGAGGGGGCGCATCCCTCCCGCCTTCGACGTACATGGAGCTGACGAAATGAGCGACGCGGCCACCCGCATCATCAACGGCGCCCTGGTCCAGCTTGGCGAAGACCCGGTCGCGGCCATCGATCAGGATCCGCCGCCCGCCCGCGTCGTCAAGATCAAGCCGCATCTGCGCCCGGCCATCCGATCGGTCCTGAAGCGCTACGGCTTTCTGTGCGCCCTCGACTATCTGACGCTTCACCCCAGCCAGAATATTCCCGCCAACTGGCGGTTCGCCCACCACTATCTGATGCCGGAAGGCGCGCTGCGCCTGTGGACCGTGGATCGGGACAGCGGATGGGAGCGCGGCGTCTGGGTGCGCCCCGAGGACAAGGCCAAGCTGGCCTGCATACGCGCGATCGAGGGCGGCGCCCTGCATGTGGCCGTCGTGGCGGAAAGAGACGCCGACATGCTGGACGCCAATGTCGAGGACGCCGTGGTGTTCGAACTGGCGGCGCGCGCCTGTCGGCCCATGAACGGCTCGGTGGAACGCGCACTTGAACTGAGGAAGATCGCCGACGACGCCATCCTGTCGGCCATCGCAGCCGACGGCCAGGACGCCAAGGCTGACGGCGCCATGGTGGCCGACCGTCTGGCCGCCGTGAGGGCCGGCGCCGCCTGATGCGCCGCCGTCCGCCCCCCGGTTGGGCGGTCGGATAAAAGGAGCATGAGGCAGATCGGGTGGCAGCAGGTCTTCAACGTCGGCGAACTGGGGCCCGACATGTGGTCCCGTTCGGACATGGCGCAGCACTCGCGCGGCTGCGTGCTGGGCTGGAACATGATCGGTCGGGTGGCCGGCCCCATCGGGCGTCGCAACGGCACCTGGCTGTGCGGCCTGCCGAAGGCCTCCGACCAGCCCTGTCGACTGATCGCTTTCCGACGATCCGCGAGCGACGCCCTGGTGCTGGAGCTGGGGCATTTCTACATGCGCGTCTGGTCAGTGAACGGCGCGCCGGTGCTGAAGGACGGCGCGCCGTACGAGACCGCCACCCCGATCGGTCAGCCGCAACTGGCGGGCCTGCGCTGGAAGCAGGTCGGGGACGTTATCTACATTACGCACCGCGACAACCTGCGCACGTTCACCCTGGCGCGACGGTCGAACACTGATTGGGCATTCACGCCCACTCTGTTCTCTGACGGCCCCTGGCTGCCGGAGAACACGGACGCGGGCCACACCCTGACGGTCAGCAGCGGGGTGATGACCAGTTCGCGCGCCCTGTTCGAGCCGGGGCACGCGGGGGCGACCTTCCGGCTGCGGGCGAACGATGGCAATCCCGGACTGCTCTCGTGGGAGCCGGAAGAATCCGATATACCGGAAGGAGCGCAACGCCTGTCGAACGGGCGGGTCTATTCCCGCAGCGCGGGCGCGAACAAGGCGGGCAACACGCCGCCCGTGCATGAAAGCGGAGAGGTTTCGGACGGCAGCGCCATCTGGCGCCACCTGCATGACGGCGCAGGCGTCGTGCGGATCATCGACGTCCTGTCGCCGACATCGGCCACGGTGAACCTGATCTCCACCATGCCTGACGGCGTGAGCGCCGGCACGGCCTACTGGTCCGAGGGCGCCTATTCGGATGCTCGGGGATGGCCGTCGACGCCGCCTGCCGTGCGCGAGGAGCGCCTTGTCGTCGGCGGTTCGCGTCGCGACCCGGATGTGCTGGACTTCACCCGGACGGCGGGGTTCAGTCCGAGCCATCTGGATTTCCGGCCCGGCCTGGCCACAGGCCGGGTCGTGGACGATGACGCCGTGCGGCGGTTCGTCGGGGAAGAGCGAAACCGATTGGTGTGGGTCGCGGGCGCGACCTATCTGGTCGCCGCGACCACGGAAGGGGAATATCTGATCAGCGGCGCGACGCTGGACGACCCGATCGCGCCGTCGGGATGCGTCGCGCGGCCGCTAAGCGACTACGGCGCGGCCGATGTCATGCCGGCCCTGGCCCAGGGCGGCATCATGTTCGCAGCCGCGGGGGCGCAGAACCTGTGCTTCGTGACCGTAGCGCCTGACCAGACGACGGACGATGCGGACCTGAGCGTCGGGGCCGAACATATCGTCCAGCGCGGCCTCGCTGAACTGACCTGGATGAAGCAGCCGTTCAACCTGCTCTGGATGCAGTTGGAGGATGGCGGCCAGGCTTCGTTGACCTGGCACATGAAGCAGCAGGTGAAAGGCTGGAACCGCCACGGATTGGCGGCCCCGCGCATTCCGACCAACGAAGAGCCGCTGGGCGGCGGATTCACACTGGAAAGCAGCTGCGTGGTTCCGGGGCCGCATGGGCGCCCTCGTCTCTTCATGGCGGTGCGGCGGGCCAAGGATGGCGCAGACCAGCGACTGATCCTGCGCATGGCGGATCCCGAAGACCGCCTGTTTCTGGACGCGGCCGAAGCCTATGTCGGAGCGGCGGTCGGCGCCGTCTCTGGACTGGACCACCTGAAAGGCGAGGCCGTGACGGTGATGGCGGCGACGGCGGACGCGGCCGCAGCCGCTCCCGGTATCGGCTGGGGCGAATATCGCGGCCGCGACGTTGATGGCGCCGGGGCCGCCGCTCTGCCCGAAGGGGTGACGGCGCCACGGATTTACGCCGGCCTGCCCTATCTGAGCCGGTTCGAAGGCCTGCCTCCCGAAATGGCCGGCCCCGGCACGGGCGCGGGGCGAAAGATCCGTTACACCCACGCCTCCATCACGATCGAGGCGGCCGTGGCCTATGTCGGCACGACCGGCGTCGAAGGCGACAGCGGCAGGGACTGCCTGCTGAACAGGCAACCTTCTGACGTGGCCGGACCGGTCGTGCGTCGTTGCGTATGGCGCACCCCCTTGCTGGGCGGCGCCGAATACGAGCGACGATGCTTCATCGAGACGGACCACGGCTGGGACATGGTCATCCATTCAATAAAGGCGACGGCCGATGCGGACTGACGCCGGGGCCTTGAGCGCGCGATGCGGCCTGACCCTGCGGCGGTTCTCGCCCAGCGATCCGGCGCGGATATGCCCACGAGCGGATTTCGAGGCGGAACAGAAGGCGGCGGGAGAGCCGTTGATGGGGCCGGATCGGCCAAGCGGCCTGTGCTGGACGTTGACGGTGGGGCCGCGCCGGTGGGATCGGCCGCTGGCCTGCGGGGGGATCGAGGCGCTGGGCCATGGGCGATGGAGCGGCTGGCTGTACGCGGCGGACCTGAGCCCGCGCGGCTGGTCCATGGTGCGCCGGGCCTTCCGCCTGATGATCGCCGAGACCCGCGCGCGGCGCGTGGAGATCGCCGTGCGGGCCGCGCCGATCCCCGGCGTCGGCTGGGCCGCGCATGAATACGCCGCCCTGCTGGGCCTGAGCCGCGAAGGGGTGATGCGGGCCTGGGGGCCGGACGGCGCGGACTATGTGCTTTATGCAGGGGTGTTTCGATGAGCATGTTAGCGGCCGGCCTGAGCGCGGTCGGCTCCATCTTCGGCGGCATCGGCCGCCGCAACGCCGGCAAGGCGCGGGCGAAGGCGCTACAGAACCAGGCGCGCAATGAAAGACGCCAGGCCGGGGTGGCGGCGTCTCTGGCGCTGGAAGACAGCGACCGGGTGGGCGCGCGAGCGGCGACGCTTGCGGCGGCGTCCGGCGGCGGCGGGCTGCAAGGTTCGGCGCTGGCGGTAATCGACGATCTGGCGCGTCAGGGGCTCTACAACGCGCGCCAACGCGTGCGCGACGGGCTGACGCGATCCACCGCCCTGTTGAACGACGCGACCTCGGCCAAGCGGCAGGCGAGCCTGGATCTGTTCAGCGGCTTCGTGGAGGCGGGCTCGACCGTGCTGGGGCAGATGGGCGCCGACGCGCAGGCGCGCCGTGGCGGGGGCGACATGGCCAAGATCGCCGCCAAGATGATGAAGGGCGGCTGAACCCATGGCGAGACTTCCCCAGGCCCTGGACATGCAGGCCCCCCACGGCGTGGCGACGGCGCCCGCCGCCCTGGACTTCAGCTCGCTGGACCGGGCGCTGCAGGGCGCGGCGCGTCAGGTGGAGCGGTTCGATCAGGCGCGCAAACAGGCCGACGACGCGGTGGCCGGACGCATCGTCGAAGAAGCGGCGAGCCGATATAACGCCGAGGCGACCGAACGATGGGCCGCCTATGATGGGCGTACGGCGGGCCAGGACGTCGCCGAAGGGGTGCATTTCGACACCAGCTTCGCGGCGCTTCTCGCGCGTGAGGATTTGAGCGACGGGGAGCGAGACGCCGTTCGGCGCCAGGTCACGGAACTCCGTCGTCAGACCATGGTGCGGGCCACGGCCACGGCAGCCCAGGTAAGAGCGCAGCGGTATGCGGCCGACAGGGACGCGAACGAGAACGCGGCCGCCCAGCGCGTCGTTCAGGACGCCATGGCGGACTGGGCCGACCAGGAGGCGCAGACCCGCAATGGACTGGAAGCGGGCGGCGACCTGGCGGCGGCGCTGACGCCCGCATGGGACGCCTTCGTCGCCGAGCGGCTGGCGCCGCATCCGCAGAACGTCCGCGATCGGGCCTCAGCCATCTTTGACCGCCAGCGCGGCCAGCTGGTGATGGGCGCCATTCATGAGCAGGAGGTCGCCAGCGAACGCGAGACGCGCGCCAACACGGAGGCGGCGGCCAACCAGTTGATCAACCGGGTAAGACGCGACCCCGGCCTGCTGCTGAATGCGCCGACCGAACTGAGCGAGATCGCGGCCTCCCTGCCCCGCGCGGCCCAAGCCCCGTTTATCGCCAGCATGATGCAGAAGGCGACGGCTGCGCATATGGAGGCGCGGATCATCGGGGGCGACGCCGACGCCGTCGAGGCGGAGATGGCGGCGGGCGCCTACGACAGCCTGCCCGCCTCAGTGCTGGAAACGGCGCGGGCGAGCATCAAGCAGGCCCAGTCGGTCATGACGGTGGAGAAGGCTTTCCAGATCGCCAGCGTCGAGGCCCGTCATCTGCAGAACCTGGCCGCCATCGCCCGCGGCGACGACGCCGACGATGGCGTGATCGCCGACGCCCGCGACCTGGTGAAGCCGGAAGACCTGGTGCAGATGCTGGCGGCGCAACAGGCGGCGGAGCGGTTGAGGCCGTTCGTCCAGGAACTGCGCAAGATGGACCCGGCTCAGGCCGAGATCGAGTTGCAGCGCCTGGAAGCACAGGCGACCACGGTGGGAGAGAAATCGGCCCTCACGGCCATCCGCAGCGAAAAGGACAAGGATTTCGCCCTGCGCGCCAGCGACGCGGCGGCATGGGCGATGACACCGGCGGGCCGCGCCGACATGTCACGGACCGCCGTGCAGGCCGCCTGGGCCGACTTCAGCCGCGATCCGAGCGCCGCGCGCGCTCAGGCCTACGCCGCGCGCGCGTTGGCGGTCCAGACCGAGGGCGGGGTGGCGGAGGTCAACCGACGGTTGATCCCGCGCGCCACGGCCCGGGACATGGTCGCAGGGCTGGACCGGCCGGGCGTGGACGCCACGCAGAACGTCCGCCGCCTGGCCCAGTACGCCGAGGCTTTCGGACCGCATAAGGCGCGGGTGTTGGCGGAGCTGAGCCAGGCCGGAATGACCCCCCGCGCCACCGGGGCGTTGATGCACTATAGCGACCAGCCGCAGGCGCTGGAGCGTTACGCCGCCGGGCTGGCGGCCACGCCGACCGCCGCCGAAAAGCAGGCGGTGGAGCGCGCGCTGCGCGAAGAGCTGGCCGATTACGAGCGGACGATGGCCAGCGGCGTGGGCATGGAAGCGACCAAGGCGGCGGTTCGCACCGCCGCCGCAGGGGCGATGGCGCGGGGTGAAAGCGCGACGGATGCTGTTCGCGCCGCCGTGCAACCCATAACCGGAGACTGGGCCTTCGGCCGGACCTTCGCGGTGCCGCGTAGCGCCGGGCTCGGGGTCATGACCGTCGAGGCCGCCGGGCGTCAGCGTCTGCGGCGGTTCATGGAGAACGACCTGCGAGATCTCCGCGTGCCGAACGCGCCCGGTTACACGGCTGAGCAAAGTCGCCGCCGCTGGCGGGACGTCATCGAACAAGGCGATTACGTCACCAAGCCTGACGAGACCGGCATCGTGTATATGATCGACCTCGGGCGCGGCCCGGAACCTCTGGTGCAGAAAAACGGCCGCCCGGTGGAGTTGTCATGGGGCGAAGTTGCGGCCGAGGCCAGGCGCGACCCTGAGTTGACGCGTTACAGGCTGTCGCCCCTCGTCGGGCAGGCGTTCTAGCGGTCCGTCCGCCCCCCATTCGGGCGGGGCTAGCGTCAGGGCATGAGCGATCCCTTCCGCGTCCTGGCCCCGCCATCGTCAGAAGATGAGGCGGCGCAGCTGCTTCGATCCGCGCCCGCATCCCGCGCCTTCGGTCGGGAAGCGGTGGCGAACATGTCGCGCCTCACGGGCAGCGTAGCCGGGTTCCTGGAGAGCGACCGACGCCGTCAGTTCGACCAGCACCGCGCAATCGTGTTCGGCGAGCAGTACGACAATATTCTGACGGCTGAAGAAGCGACGGAACAGTATGGCCTTGAGGGGAGGCTGTCGTTCGACAAGCCGGTCAACCGCCACGTGGCGCAATGGCGGCGCAGCGAGCATCAGCGCGAGATGTTCAATGAGGAGGTCGCGGCCTCGGCCGATCTGTCGATCCTGGACGCCATCGGTGCGTCGATTGGCGGGTCGATCACTGACCCGATCCAGGCCCCCCTGTTCTTGTTGGGCGGCGAGGGCGTCCTGTTCCGCAGCATCGGAGGAGCGGCGCTGGGGCGCGGTGCAGCGGTGGCGCGCAGCGCGGCCGTCGGCGCTCTGGATGGCATCGGCGCCGGGGTTGCGCTGGAAGTGCTGGATCAGTCGGTCAAGCGGGCGGCGGACCAGGAGGCCCCAATAGGGCAGTCGGTTGCGAACGTGGGCCTGGGCATGGTGCTGGGCGGCGGCATCGGCGGGGTGGCGGGTTCATTGGCCCGTCCGGGCGTCGCCGCGGGACGCAGGCGCGGCCGCCCGGCGGCGGTGGACAGCCGGATCGAGGCGGAGGCGCGACGGCGCGGGCTGGACCCGGCCCTCGCCGTCAGGGTGCGGCAGCTGGAAAACGCGACGGGCGATCCCCAGGCGCGGCCGGTGCGCAACGGCAAGCGGCTGTCCAGCGCCCACGGCGTGTTCCAGATCACCGACGACACCTGGCAGGCGCTGGGCGGCGGCGATCGCCAGAACGTGGACCGGCAGGTCCAGCTGGGGGTCGAGAACCTGATCCGCGAGCGGGACGGGTTGCGCAAGGCGCTGGGCCGCGAACCGGAGCCCTGGGAGATCTATCTGGCGCACCAGCAAGGCCAAGGCGGCGCCCGCGCCCTGCTGGCCAATCCCGGCCAGGATGCGATCGCCGCCCTGACGCCTGTCTTGGAGCGCGCCAACCCCGGCAAGGGTGCGCGTCTGGCGCGCCAGGCGGTGCTGAACAACGGCGGGCGTGAAGGCATGACGGCGGCGGAGTTCGCCGGGAAATGGAAGGCGCGCTTCAACGCCGATGGCGCGCCGTCCCGAACGGCCGCCGTCCTTGAACCGATGACGCCCAATGAGCGCGCGGGCAGCCTGTTGATGGCGGTGGACGCCGTGGCGCGCGACGAGCCGCTGGATATCGGGCCGCTGCTGACGCGCAAGGGGCTCAACGCTCTGGACGAGCCGGACGCCCTGCCCGGCATCCGGGGTCGATGGCTGGAGACCGACGTGGCGGTGACGCGACGCGGGGCGGAGGTGCCGGTGCGGTTCGCCGTGGTGGAGCTTCAGGACCTGAAGACGAGCCACAGCGATGACCTGACGCCGCTGGCCGATTATCCGGCCGTGCTGCAGCCGCGCGACCGATCGCGGGCGGGAAGCCAGGCCGAGAACTACGCCCTCGAACGGGACCTGAACCCGGCCCTGCTGATGCGGGACAAGGCCGCCGGGACAGGCGCGCCGATCGTCAGCCCGGACGGTCTGGTCGAGTCCGGCAACGGCCGCACCATCGCCCTACGTCGCAGCGCCAATACAGGGACCGAGGCCTGGGGGCGCTATCAGGCCGAACTGGCGCGCCAGGGGATCGACGTGTCCGGCTTCGACCAGCCGGTGCTGGTGCGGATGCGCGCGGCCCCCATGACCGGAGCGGAGCGGGCGGACCTGGCGCGCGAGATGAACAGCAGCGTCACCGAGGCCTATTCGCCGGTCGAACAGGCCAAGGCCGACGCACGGCGGCTGGACCGTCGTCTGCTGTCCGCCATCGAGGGCGACGACGTATTCTCGGCCGAGAACCGGCCGTTCACGCGCGGCTTCATCCAGCGCGTTGCGGCGGGCGACGCCAACACCCTGACCGACGCGCGCGGTGCGCTGAACCTGTCGGGACGCGCGCGCGTCCAGGCGGCGCTGACACAGGCCGCCTATGGCGACGACGCCCTGACGGCGGCGGTGTTCGAGATCGGCGACGACGCCGTGCGGACCATCGGCCGCGCGCTGGCGGACGCCGCCCCGGCCTGGGCGCGGATGCGGGCCGAAGCGCCGGAGGGGCTGGACCTGACCGGCAATCTGGTGTCCGCCGTGAACCTGATCCGGGAGGGTCGCCGCAGCTCGCTGGGCCTGAAGGCCTGGCTGGAAACCCGACTGCAGCAGGTCGATCTGTTCGGCGGGGACACCGTCAGCGCCGAAACTGAAGCCTTCCTGCGCCTGATGTTCCGCGACGATGCACTGAGCCGCCCCCGCGGGGCTGGCGCAATCTCCGAAGGCCTGAGAGACTATGCCCGTCGCGCGGCCGACACCCCGGCCGGCGAAGACCTTTTCGGAGCCGTGCCCGATGGCCGACAATTCCTCGCCCACACCCTCGACTACCTCCGGCGCCTTGAAGGCGACGGATCTCGGGGCCTCGCCCACGCCGGGGGATCGGAACCTGCGTGGACGGGTCGATCGGTTGCGGATCCTGTCCTCGATCTTCGCCGACCAGAGCCGCAAGACGGGGGCCGACCAGGCCTACGATCAGAAGGTGAGCCAGAGCCTGGGCCAGCTGGCCGAGGACCTGGAGAACGGCAGACGGTCGTAGGGCCGCAACCCCTGCCGCCGGAGATCGCCGCCGACCCCGAGCTCAAGGCGATCCTGGAAGACACCGACCTGCTGGCGCGCGAAGCCGGGATCGCCACGCCGGACTTCGAGCCGTCGGAACGACCCGAGACCTGGGCGGCCGCGATCCGCGCGGCAGCGATCTGTCTTGCGTCCTAATCTGACGTACGCAGATGACGATGTTCGCTGATGAAGACCAAGCCGCCGTCCCCCGTCATTCCCGCCGTCATGATCATGCCGGATCAGGTCAGCTTCGACTGCGCGATCTGCTGCACGTCGCACTATCTCACGCGCGGCCTGGACTTCTTCGAGGACCACGCAGGCGTGTGGCGGCTGAAGGAACAGCCCGGCTATGTCTGCGATTGCGGCGCTGTGCTGGTCGGGGATTTCCGCCTAGAAGCGATCGGGGCCGCTGAGCCGGAACAGACGAAGCGCGAGACTGGAGCGCGTCATTGCGACGTAGAGCGTGACCACTACGAAAAAGAAGGGGACAGAAAGGGCTAGTCCCTGCCACCATTCCCAGCCCCACATTTCTGTCGCACCGACATATCCGATGATTGCCATCGGTAGTGCGGCGAGCTCTCGAAGCAAGACCATCGCGGGTAAAGCAACGAGCAGTGCCCAGGCAGGAAAGCCGAAAGCCTCCAATCCAGCAATGAAAGCCATGAGTTGTCCTAAAAAGAGGCAACCCGCGAGCATCAGGATATTCAGCACCACACCTTGTTGTGTTTGGCTCATGCCGCAGCCCCCGATTTAGCCCGTTTGTGTGGGCTCAAGTAAACCTTGTTCGGTGAGGTATTCAACAGCGATCCGGCGCAGGGCCTCAGGCCGGCTCATACCAGGCGCGCCAATAAGCGGTCCGACCTCCGCCGACCATCTATCGATGGCGGCAATGAGATCGCCCGGAGCCCTAACGTGAAGTGAAATGGCGTCACCCTTCGGACGCCCCCTAGATTTTCGCGTACGCGATATTGCATCAGCCATAAATATCGCGTACCAAATATTCAGGCCGAAGGGAAGTTGGAGCTTCCCCCCGGCCCTAACCACCACCCGCGATCACTTGGAGATCGACATGATGACGGCTGCCCCGGCGTGTAACACGCCCTGCCCTGTCGCGCCTATGGTGCACGACGCGATCCAGCTGGTGCGCCAGCTCAACCGATACGCCGAACACAACTGCGATGACCTGTGGTCGCGCACGTCGGCGCGTCTGGATGAACTGACCCAGGCCGCGTCCATGCTGAAGGCGACCAGCCCGCAAGGCCTGTTCTTCCAGACCTGCGTGGCGCTAGGCGAGCTCGACGTGCTCGACAGCCTGTTGGACGGCAGTGAAGCTTCAGCCGCCGAGAAGAAGGCGCGTCGCGCGCTGGAGAAGGTGGCGCTGGCGCTGTTCAGCGACGAACTCTCGGTGCTGGCGGACTACTACCTGACGTTCGCTTTCAAAGAAGCGGTGGCGGCTTAGTGCCTCGCCCGCGCCGAACGTTCGAGCAACTCGCCCAAGACTTCTGGGCTAATGTAGATACGTCAGGTGGCGCTGACGCTTGCTGGCCATGGAAGGGGGCATATCTTCGAACAGGATACGGCAAAGTCACGATGGTTATCGACGGCCGTTCTCAGACCATGTCGGCGAGTGCGGCAGCGTTCATGTTCGCGACCGGGAACCGACAAAGGCGAGAGGAAGGCAGGCTGGTTAGGCATCGCTGCGATAATCGTCCGTGCTGCAATCCCAAGCATCTTGTACAGGGAACGCCGAGGGAAAACACAGACGACGCAGTCAGGAGGGGGAGGATTGCGGCCGGCGAAAAGGTCGGCACCAGCAAACTAACCGCTGAGGACGTAGTTGATATTCGTCGTCGCCATGCGGAGGGTGACACGGTGTCAGACTTGGCGCGGGACTACAGCATGTCGCGGCGCGGCATCCGCTTCATCGTGATCCGACGCAACTGGAAGCACGTCCCCTAGCCGTCCGCCCCCCGTTCGGGCGCGGCCAATCTGGCCGGATGAGCCGACACTGCAGAAACCCCGTGAAGATGGCCGCAGACGGCGCGCTGTCGAATGAGGACATCGACTTCATCCTCGACGGCGTGATGCGGCGCGCGCAGCGCAAGGGCAAGCCCTTCCACAGGGAGGCCATCGCCGAGGCCGCCGCCGAGATGACGCGCGAGGAAGTCATCGGCCGGGCGCTGGAGCGCCGGATGCGGGTGGCCCAGCAGAAGGCGGCGGCGCTGTTCGACGAGCAGATCGGGGGCATGGGCGGCGTCGGGGACCTGGGTGACCGTTTCCGCGCCTATTGGGTCGGATCGGAGCAACAGGGGAAAGGCGGCAGCTTTTCCGTCGAGGCCGAGGCGCGGGGGCTGCAATCGGCGCTGCTGACCCAAGTGGCCCGCGATCTGCGCGAGGCGGGGCTGTTCGGGCGTGTGACGGGGTTTCGGCAGGACAAGGCGCTGGAGCTGGACGTGGCGCGCGAGATGAGCCGGATGAACGGCGGGCCGGACGCGCCCACCGGCAACGCCGAGGCCATGCGCATCGCCGAAATCTTCAACGCCGCCAATGAGCGGGCGCGGCTGCTGCAGAACGACCAGGGCGCATGGATCGGCAAGCTGGACGGGTGGATCGTGCGCCAGGCGCACGACCCGGCGCGGGTCTCCGGGGGGTTCTGGCGCGAGGCGGCGGCGATCCGCAGCGGGGCGCGCCCCGGCGACGTCAGCCTGAGCGCCAGCCGCCGGGCGTTCCGGGCCTGGCGCGATGAAACCTTGCCGCTGCTGGACGAGCGGACTTTCGACGGGATCGACGGGCGCACGGCCGAGGCCCTGGACCCCGAGGCGCGGGCCGAGTTCAACGGCGCCGTCGATGACGTGAACGATCCGCGCGAGGCGTTCCTGTACGACATCTGGTGGTCGATCACCCATGGCAAGCTGGACCAGCTAGGCGGGGCTGACGACCTAGCCGACTATCGCCCGCCCGCGTCGCTGGCGCGCAGCGTGTCGAAGGGTCGGACGCTGCACTTCAAGAACGCCGACGCATGGATGACCTACAACGACGCCTTCGGCGGCGGCAGCCTGTTCTCCATGCAGATGGCGGGCCTGAGCCGGGCGGCGATGAATGCCGCCTTGCTCCGTCGCGCCGGTCCTTCGCCTGAGGCGATGTTTCAAGCCAAGCGGGCGCAGCTGTTGGCCCAGGCGCGCGCCACGGGCGACACCAAGGCGGCCAGCAAGCTGAACGCCGCCATGCGGGAGCGGGAGTTCGCGGAGCTGACCGGCGGCAACTCCCGGCCCGAAAACCTCAGGCTGGCGCAGGTCGGCCGGGCCGTGCGGATCTGGCAGGTTCTGACCAAGCTGGGCGGGGTCGCCCTTTCGTCTATGTCGGACACGGCGCTGACCTCGCAGACGATGAAGCGCGCGGGCGGATCGTTCCTGGAAGGCTACGGCGCCGCCTTCGGCGGCTTGGCCCGCCTGGGAGACGCCGAAGCGAAACAGGCCGCCGACCTATTGGACGTTTCGGGGCGGGCCATGGCGTCCGCCATCGCCGGGCGGTTCGTGGAGAGCGATGGCGTCGGCGGTCTGGCGGGAGCGATGACGCGGCTCCTGTACAAGGTGCAGGGCTTCACCTTCATGCAGGACGGGATCCGCGAAGGTTTCGCCCAGGCGGCCAGCCGTCTGTTGGGGCAACAGGCCGACCGGGCATGGGACGCTCTGGAGGTCGGCACGCGCGAGACGATGGAGCGGTATGGCATCAGCGCAGCAGAATGGGATCTGGCCCGGCGCGGCCTGACCCACCCGCACCAGGACGGCGTGCGCAGCCTGCGTCGGGCCGTTGTCGAGGACATCCCAGGCGACGAGCCCGGACGTCTCTACTGGACGTTCGAAGCCCTGGACGGGATCGGCGACAAGGACCTGCTGCGCTGGAAGGGGCTGACCGGCAAGGAGGCGACGGCCGACGCGGCGCGGCGCGCGCGATATGACCTGAAGGTGAAGTTCCAGGCGATGGTCAACGGGATGCTGGACGACGCGCTGACCGAGCCGCGCGCGCGAGAGCGGGTGCAGCTGACCGGACTGACGGGGCAGCCGGGTACGGTGTGGGGCGAGTTCGCGCGTACGGCGACCCAGTTCCTGAGCTTCAGCCAGGCGATCGTCGGCCGCCATGTCGTCCCCGCCCTGCGAGGCTACGCCGGGCAGCACCCGGCCAGCCTGATGGCGCACCTGATCCTGTCAACCACCCTGCTGGGTTACATGCAGATGCAGGCCAAGATGATCGCGGCCGGGAAGCAGCCGCGAGGCTTTACCGACGAGAACGGCGAGTTCCAGGGCGGCGAAATCTTCATCGCGTCTCTTCTGGCCGGGGGCGGATTAGGTATCTACGGCGATCTGCTGTTCGGCGAGGCGAACCGCAGCGGGCTGGGCTTTACGGTCGGCGCCATGATGGGGCCAGCCGTCAGCGAGGTGGAGCGCGCGATGACTATCACGCGCAAGCTGGCGTCCGGCGACCCGGAGCAACTGGACGATCTTCCCGGCGACCTGACCCGCGCGGCCAAGGCCAATACGCCGTTCGGCAATCTGTGGCTGACGCGCGCTGGGCTTGATTATTTACTTTGGTACAACCTGCAAGAAGCCGTTTCGCCCGGATCGGTCGAGCGGTACGAGCGGAACGTCGAGCGCGAACAGAACACACAGTTTCTGATCAGCCCTTCGGAGTGGGTGAACTAGATCCGTCCGCCCCCCCGATGGGCGGCGCCAGTGTAGCGTCATGACCACGACGCCCACGCCGACAATCACCCTCTACGACCTGACCGGCGTCGCGGTCGGACCTTTCGCGACCGGCTGGACTTATGAGAACCCGGGCGACGTCGTGGTGCAGGTCGCGCGCGGCGGCGTCGTCGGCTCCCCGCTGGCATCCTCGGATTATGTGCTGACCAGCGACAACCCCGCCTCAAACGGGGGGACGGTCACCCTGTCGGCTCACTTGTCCGGCGCAACGGGATGGCCCGATCGGTCCCGGATCATCCTGCGCCGACGCACCGTGCGGCGTCAGGCGATCGCCCTGCCCGACACCGAAGGCCACAAGCCCCGGGCGACCGAGCGCGCGCTGGATCGCCAGATGCGGATCGCCGAAGAGGACCGCGACGCTTTGGGGCTGGCGCTTAGCGTCCAGCCCGGGGACGCGCCGGGCGTTCTGCCAGCCGACAGGGCCTTGCGCTACCTGGCCTTCGACGCGGAGGGCGCGCCCGTGGCGTCGCCGGGACCGACGCCGGGCGACACCCCCATGACGGACGCCGGGCGTCAGCTGGTCGCGGACGCCGATTTCAACGCCATGCTGAGCCGACTGGGCGGCGACCAGGCCGAGAAGGTGGCGGTGACGTCGCTGGACCGGATGCTGGCGGCGCCCGCCTATAGTCTGGCGCGGTCGGAGCGCGGGCGGGTGGATGCGCTGCGGGGCGTACCCGATCTGGCGATGGCGCGCGCCGGGTCGGTCGATATCTCCCCCTATGTGCAGGCGGTGTTCGACGAGTTCGGGCCGGTCGAGGTCTGGCTCGACGGCGGGACGTTCCGCTGGGGCCAGACGGTGACCCTGCCCGAGGGCGGCTATCTGAAAGCCGAGGGCGGCAAGGCGCTGATCCGGCCGCTGGCGGCCCTGGGGGCGTGCACCGATCCGACGGGCGGTTTCGCCATCCGTATCGCCCGCTCCTACTGCGGCGTGCGGGGCCTGCGCTGGGACGGCGCGCTGGCTGGGCAGGCCGGCGCTGTCGTCATCGACTGCGGCCAGATTACAGGCGTGCCCGGTTCCGGGATCGTTCACGACGTGGTGGCGTCGGATATGGAGGCCGTCGACATGGCCGCCCTGGTCTGGGATCGCGGGAGCGGCGACGGCACGGCGAACGTCGGGCGCCACTATGTGACATGGGTGCAGAACAACGTCGCGCGGCGCCAGCGCGGCCCGGCGTTCCGACTGCGTTATGGCCTGGGGCACCTGAACTACAACGGCGAGCGCAAGAACGTCGTGGGCTTCCAGGGCAGCAGCAGCCCCGACCATGCGGCGCTGGACGCGGACTTTTCCGCCCTGTCGGCCCTGTCGGATGCGGGAGGTCTGGTCGCGCTGATCGTGGCGGAGGGCGACGGCCCAGGCCCGAACCAGCAACACGGGATCAAGGTGCGGCACGCGGCGGCCGTGTTCATCGAGACGGGATGCTATTTCGACGGCCTGGGCGGCTCGGGCGTGGACCTGGAAGACTGCCGCTTCATCGTTCCGGGCCATATCACGGCAGCCTACTGCGACCGCCACGCCTTCCGCTTCAAGAACGTGTTCGGCGTGCAGGGCGGCCAGTTTCACGCCATCGGCCGCCAGGGCCTGCCCGGATCAACGGCCGGGATGGACGCCTTCCGCATGGAGGGGGACTGCTCTGTGTTCGAAGTCCAGGGGATGATTTCCGACGGACCGACCGGTCACGGGCTGAACCGCCTCGCGGGGGTGGGCGCCAACAGCATCGGGCGAGTGCGGGCTGAAAACGGCGGCCGCCGCGCCATCCAGCTGGGCGGCGCCGGCGGCTCTTTCATGATCTCCAGCGCCTCCGCGAACAACAACAATCTGACCAGCGTCGACGCCACGCCGAACTGGGAGACCACCTCGGCCTTCGACAAAATCATGAACTACCAGCTGCCCTCGGGCGCCGTCGTGGACGTCACGACGGTGAGCACGGGCTGAGGACGCATCATGCCCCGTTTCATCTATCAGCCCAGCACCAGCCCGGACCCCGACGCCGACGCGATCAGCGGCGTCGAGGTGGACGCGGTCCGCTGGACCGGAACCGAGATCGAGGGCGGCGCGCCGCCCTGGCTGCCTGCGCCGACCACCACCCTGGACCTGAGCGCGCAGCGCGACACCGGCGTGGACGGCCATGGCAACCTGCTGATCCAGACGCCCAACGGCCTGCTGCGGGCCGAGCCCGGTTCGTGGGTGGTGCGCCGGATCGAGGGCCAGTCCGCGATCCTGAGTCTGTGCGCCCAAGGCCCCTTCACGCGCTTCTATCGGCCCGTCGTCTGATGGCGTGGAAGGCCGCCCTGATCGAACTGTGGGACCACGCGCGGGGCAGTCTGTTCCTGCACGCCCTGGTCGGCTCGGGCTTCGTCGCCCTGTGGGAGAAGGGGCTGACGTGGCCCCAGCGCCTGTTCCGCGCCCTGTTGGGCACGATGATGGCCGGATACACGGCCTGGGCGCTGGCGGTGCTGATCAACCTGCACGTGGCGGTGGCCAGCGGGATCGCCTTCTGGGGCGGCTTCCTGGCCATCAAGGCCGCGCCCGTGATCGAGAAATCCGTGCTGCTGATGATCGAGGGCGTGTTCGCCGTCCTGCCTGAAGCCGCGCGGACCTGGCTGAAACGACCCGGAGGGAACGGCTGATGCGCCTGTCTGACCATTTTTCACTGGCCGAGCTGACCGTCTCGGCGACCGCCGCGCGCCGGGGGATCAGCAACGTCCCGCCGCCGCTGGTGATCGACACCCTGATCCTGACGGCCGACCGCATGGAAAAGGTGCGCGCCCTGCTGGGCGACAAGCCGATCATTGTGCTGTCGGGCTATCGCAGTCCGGCGGTGAATGCAGCGGTCGGCGGGTCGAAATCGTCGGCGCACATGACGGGCCACGCGGTCGATTTCATCTGCCCGCGCTTCGGCACGCCCGCCCAGGTGGCCGCGCATCTGGCCAAGCACCTGACCGGCTTTGATCAGCTGATCGAGGAGTTCGGCGATTGGGTGCATGTCGGCTTCGGCCCCGGCAAGCGCGGCCAGAAGCTGACGGCGCGCAAGGAGAACGGTCGGACGGTCTATTCGCCGGGGATCAAGACATGATCCCCGCCCTGCTGCGTCTGGCTTGGGAGGGCCGCAAGTTCGCCATCCTGCTGATCGTCGGGGCGGTGGCGGCGGTTTTCTATGTGCTGTGGACGCAGGCCCAGGCGGATCGCGACGGGCTGATCCGCTGGGGCGACCAGACGTGCGAGGCGGCGGGCGCGGCCTTTCGTCCGCATGAGGCGAAGAAACGCGACTGGGGCGCGGCCTGTCTGATCGAAGTGCGGCGCCTGGCCAGGGTCGAGAAGGATCTGCACACGGCCACGGCGGCGGATCTGATCGCCGCCCTGGACGAACGCATGGGCAAGGAAGCTGCGGACGCCGCCCTGGCGGCCGCCATGTCGAAACGCACGGCCGAAACGCTGGCCAGGATGGAGGCGGCCGATGCGGCTGTTCAGAACGACAACAAGGTGGGCGCTGGCTGGGCTTGCGCTGTCAACGACCTTGGCGGCCTGCGCGCACCGGGCTGCTGAGCCGCCGCCCCCTGAGCCGCTGGTGGTGGTGCGGACGGTGAAGGAGACGCCGAAGGCAGAGCTGCTGCTCTGTCCGGTGGCGCCGGTCGGCCTGCCCGCGCAGGGCGAAGCCGAGATCCCGCCCGCCTGGCGAGCGGCGATCATCCGTCTGGCCAAGAGCCGGGCCGAGGTCGCGGACCAGCTGGGGCGGTTGGTCGCCTGGCATACGGGGGAAACATGCTTGTGACTTCGCCAACCATTAGCGCCCGACCAGACCCGCGAGCGCCCATGATCGAACCCCATAAACACTGGATTTCCAGAGCGTGACGGTCGCCCGCCCGGGTTCTCTTAATCAGCGGGTCCACAGTTCGAACCTGTGATCACCCACCATCGTCTCTTTATTCCTTCATCGCTGAAGACAGCCGCCCAGGCGGCAGGCCATCCGACCGCCGCCGGTTTCTGCTAGAAGTCGCGCATGTCCGACGCCGCCTCGATTCCCGTCCCCGCCCCTTCTTATTCCGGCCCGCTGCACGGCGTGCGGGTTCTGGACCTGTCGCGGGTGCTGGCGGGGCCATGGGCGACGCAGACCCTGGCGGATCTGGGGGCCGAGGTCATCAAGATCGAACGGCCGGGCGCCGGCGACGACACCCGCCACTGGGGCCCGCCCTTCACCACGACGGCGGACGGCGCGCCCGGCGACGCCGCCTATTTCCTGTGCGCCAACCGGGGCAAGAAGTCGGTCGAGTTGGACATCGCCAGCCCGGACGGCGCCGAGGCCGTGCGCCGTCTGGCCGCGTCCTGCGACGTGGTGGTCGAGAACTTCAAGACCGGCGGGCTGAAGAAGTACGGCCTGGATTACGCGTCTCTGGCGGCGATCAATCCGAAGCTGGTCTACTGCTCGATCACCGGCTTCGGCCAGGACGGGCCGGACGCGCACCGCGCGGGCTACGACTACATGATCCAGGCCATGGGCGGGCTGATGTCCATCACCGGCCAGCCCGACGGCGCGCCGGGCGCCGAGCCGATGAAGGTCGGGGTGGCGGTCGTTGACCTGTTCACCGGCCTTTACGCCTCCAACGCCATACTGGCCGCCCTGTGGCACGCGCGGGCGACCGGCGAGGGGCAACACGTGGACATCGCCCTATTCGATGTTCAGGCCGCCATGCTGGCCAATCAGGCGACCAATTACTTCGTGTCCGGCAAGGAGCCGACGCGGATGGGGAACGCCCATCCCAATCTGGCCCCCTATCAGCCCTTCGCCTGCTCGGACGGGATGGTCATCATCGCCGTGGGCAACGACGGCCAGTTCCGCGCCCTGTGCGGCGCCCTGGGGCTGGAGGTCGAGGAGCGCTTCGCCACCAACGCCCTGCGGGTCGCCGAGCGCGAGGCGCTGGGTCCGCTGATCGCGGCGAAGACGGCGGGCTTCACCATGCAGGGGCTGATGCAGGCGCTGGAGGCGGCGGGCGTGCCCTGCGGCCCCGTCAACACCATCGACCAGGTGTTCGCCGAGCCTCAGGCGATCCATCGCGGCCTGATGGTCGAACAGACGCGGGCCGATCTGGCCGATCCCGTCCGCACGGTCGCCTCGCCCATCCGCCTGTCGAAGACGCCCGTACGCTACGACGCCCCGCCGCCGAAGCTGGGGCAGGATACGCTGGCGGTTCTAGGCGAGTTGGACTGA